CCGTTTCCCCGGACTTTATTTCAAGATAACTATCGGCGTTTCTCCCATCGTCTTCTAGGGCTTTTATTTCATCATCTAGCCACTGACCGGCTTCTGATGGTTTGAAAATATGATGGAACGATGATGGGCTTATATATCCCTCTATCCAAATGGCTTCCGAAGCATCGAACCAAGCTGGCGTGCCTTCATCATTATCGTGACGATAAATACTGGCTTCTGCTTTCATTTGCTCTTGGGTAAGGCCGGACTGCCGTAGTTCAATAATCTGCCGGGTGGCATCGTCGGTACAGTTCAGCTTCTGATTCGCCTCCAGGCTCGCCAGCGCCACTCTCGCCATATCCACCACCCAATCCAGATGGTCTTGCGGATTGGCGATAACGTCTTCGCAATGTGCTTTTAGTTGCTGGTTAGTCATCTCGCCTCCCTTCATTCCGGACGCCTTTCCAGGAATCGTGGCAATCCACTGCGAGCTCGTCATATAGCCCTATTGCTTCTTTACTGGTGAGTCCCAACTGATTTACAGCGAAGGTGATGACGTCGCCATAAGGTTTCCTGAAGAGAATTTGCTGCCGGATCAACTTGACGTCATCCTCAAGCAGCCTTCCTTTCTTAATTAGATCTTCTTTCATGCTGCGTTTTCCTCTTTAAACTCATCTTCTTCACCAACGTTCTGGAAAGGCTCGCAAGAAGATGTACAACCATCACCATCGTCGGGGTAGGTTCTTGTGAGGTAAATCAGTCGCTGCCGGTCTTCAAGATTTGCTTCCGCTATTAGCTGATCAGTATTCCTCTTACCGCGCCACCAGGTATGTCCTTCGCGAGCCTTAACCATTCCATGTTTAGTTTCCATTTCGCGATTCCATGTAAACCATTCAGGGTGTTCGTGAGCGATGAGAAATAATTTGGCGTTGCTCTTTTTGAAGCAAGTTAGGCAGTTTCCGTAATGGGCAGGAATGTTGAGCCTGAACGGCATCTCATCCCAGAAGTCATTTACATCTGCCTTAGTGAAAGCTCCCCAGTGACACAATGGGTATACAAGGTTGTAGCGCTTGGTGGAGTCCTTTTCCATGTCTGCTCGCTGCGGTTCATCAGCACGCATGCCTATAGCCGTCTTGGCACTCCATCCACGTCTCGCAAGCCCTACTGCGCGCATCCATGACCTAATGGTCTGTGTTTTGAGGTAATCGCTACATTTCTGGCGTGAAATATTCGGAATACCTTCCACGCTGATTAGTTGCTCAAATGGCTCGCCGTTCCGGGAAGCCGTTTCGAAATTCACAACGCGATGCTGCATGCCAACACCGTGAACGTGGCTGGTTACACCCTCAAGCCACACCAGATTAAGCCCGAAAAGCTTATCCACCTTGTCGGCGAATATCAGCGTCTCTTCATGCTCTCGACCGGTATTAGCAAATACAAAATGAAACTCATAGTCATCACGGTAATTCTGCAACAGGAAATCGCACAGGAACGCTGATGACTGGCCGCCAGAGAAACTAACAACCATGGGTTCTTTCTGGTTCATCACTCTTTCCCCTCATTCGCCAACCGGGTACAGGCCAGCGTCGATTAATTAGCGAATTTCCAGATCTGGAACGATAACCGAAGGCTTAAATGTCACCTTGTAAAAGTACTTGCTGACTTTTGCTGGTTCAGTCTGTTCCATAAACCAAGTAACATTGTCGGAAAGTCCAAGCATGTGTTTCTTGTATTCTCCAGGGCCCGTCTGGCAAATAACCCCAAGCGTTGTTGATGTGCTGCTGTTATCTTTTGAGCAAAGACCTTCAATGGTAAGAACGTAATCCCCTGTGATTCCGTTATAGAAAACAAAACGGCGATTTACTTTAAAGTTGTCAGAGTCCTTGCTTAAATTTTGAGATACAACATCAGCATCATTTACATCACATCCGGAGAGAAAAATTAAAGGGAGTAAAGCTGATAGAATTAGTTTTTTCATTTGCATTTCCTTTTGTTTTTACGTTTACGCCAGGCATACACCCGGCACTTATCTGAACAATACTGCGCGCTTCTTTGTCCTGAGAATTCACAAGAGCAAAATCTGCACTTCTTTATTTTCATTGTGGTTAACCTCAAGTCCGTAACAATAATTTATTTCAATTCCGTTACTTCGTCAATCACTTTTTAAGCGCATGGCGTACGCCTGAAGCGTGGCCAGCGGCGAATATTACTGGAAAGATTTCTCTGATGAACTGGATGCGGCTGATAGCCATTGTGTCACGGCGCCGATCTGGCTTTCCTTCCCTGAAAGCTATCACCTCATCCAAAAAATCATCTGCGGTCTCGATTGGCTTGTTCATTTATTTGCCCTCTTTCTCTTCTTTCCAGGCCTTAGTGGCGTCATGGAAGCCATGAATCCAGTCGGCATAACCAGCGTCTTCACTGTGCGGTATTGTGTATGGATGTCCATGGTCAAGGTTCTGCCATCGCGCGCCATATCCGTAATAGTAATGAGGCGATCGCTTGGTGTTCGGTACGGTCACGTCTCGCTGGAATTTCGCTTCATCGTTGGTTATATCCATGAGGCGATAATCGTTAATAGACTGCTCCATGCGCCTGGTGTGGTAGCCGCTAAGCCAGTCCCTGGACTGAATTGACCATTTGGCGTAGGGATTTGAACCAACGTTCTTTCCATCCTTAAACGCTTCCACGCCAGCGTAATAGGCTTCTGATTCGGCTAGCTTCATATTGATCTCCACAAAAAAGCCCTCACGTGAGGGCTGCATTAGGATACATCTGAGTTACCGGGCAACTTCCCCCTGATACTCTGGCTTTGGTCTCGGTTGATACTTTTCCCTTAAGTTTGCTCTCTGTCGCATACCCCACAGTATGCAGTTCAGATGATTGCAATGATCGTCAGGGACGGCGATCGTTGAATTCACTTCCAGATCGCCTCTTTCTTGATACCAGCCACTATCACTTTCATTCATGATGTTACCCTCACTGGATAGCAGGTCCACCCTGCTATTGATGCAAAAACAATCATACCAAAATATTATTTGATGATAAGCGACGGTTTGCCAGTTTTAATCTGCGCGCCCGGAACCGATATGCCTGCTTCAAGCTTTTTCTTGATGGCGAGCTTGTCTGGCTTGATCAGAGTTTCGTAATCAACAAGCTCAGGTGGAAGCGATCCGCTATCCAGAATTTCAACCGACTTTGATGGTGCGCGGATGCTTACCTGGTGAACGCCAGCCTTCAGTGATTTCTTGCCGGCGGTCTCAAGTGAAGATGCAATGTATTCCTTAATTCGATCTGCTCGGGCTTCTGATGCTTTAGCCCGTTCTGCTAACTTTTTGCTTTCGGCTTTAAGTGTCTCAGCATAAGCAAGCTCATTTTTTATAACGGCCAGGCAGTTTTCAATCTTTCCTTCCAGCTCCCATTCGATACCGTCCAAAGTGTCGGCGATGAGTTCCGGATCCATATCAGAATCAGAAAGTTTGGCAAAATCGTTAGCGATTTCGTACAGTGATGTCATTGCGCTGTCTCCAGTTTATTTTTTGCTTCAACATAGATTTGCTGAACGTTTTTCTGAACGTCCATTCCGTTGGTCATGCGGTATGCTTGTTTGAAAATTTCCTTTAGCTCACCCATCGTTTCACTCATTGACATTTGATCGCAAAGCTCGCTTAAACGTGAGTTAAATTCCTGTTCCTTCTGCTGTTCATCCTGAATAACTTTCTCTTCAGGCACATATTCCATAACCGGCTCAGTGAAAATACCCTCATGCTCATTCAGCATGTCAGTGGCGCGATCCATTCGCTCAGCGCGCGGCCAGTATTTGCTGGCGCGCTTCACAATGGTCTTTCTTGCCATCTCTGACCAGAAGTTAACCCACGAGCCTTTTGGAGAGTTTCCGGCTTTGCTTACCTTCCTGATGTCTTCGATTTCCTGCAGACTCATTTCCTCAGTGAGGTAATCGCCATCAAATGTTTTCACCGTGCAATAGCCTCCCACTACCGCGCCGCGTTCTTCTGCCGTAGCGAAAGCGTTATATTTGTGCATTGGCGCGCGATCTAAACCTTGCGGCTCGTAAGAGTCACTGGCGTGAACCAGTTTGCATTGCCCCCACTTAATCACGCCTGCTGACTGTGCAATGTGCATCAATCCCATATAAGAGATGTCAAGACAAACCATGTTGTCGCGCGGAACCAAGTAGGCCAGCTTGCTCGCCGGGTTAAGCGAGATGCCAATAGCTGCCAAGTTGATAATGGCATTCTGTGCACTGGTAGGGTTTGCGATTGCTGTCTTCGCAAGGAAATCATTTCGCTGGAATAACTGGATAGCAAACTGTGACTCTTTGGCCCACTGAACTGACTGATCGCTAACCGCGCCTTTAAATAGTGGTTCCTGCTGGTTTACGAACTGGACTAAATCAAAGCTCATCTTGTTTACCTTCTACGTTCTGGTTGTCAATTTCAGCGGCGTACTCGCGCGATGCTGTTTTGTATGCGACATCGCGAACCATTTCATTGATAGCGATCTGGATGTCGTCGGTGTTCATTACCGCCTGAGCGTGCTGACCGGTAAAATAACCCATCAGGCACGCCATGATTCCTGATTCAACCGGAGCCATGCATTTAGTTGCCGGCAATGCCTGTTCAACACGCTCGGCAAGCATCTCTTTGTCGGCATCACTGAACCGGTCAATGATGGCCTGAATTCGCTGTTCGTAATTCATATGTATCTCCTGTTAGCTATTAATCAGGCGTCATCGCAATGGCGCCTTGTTAATTGCTATTGGTTGCCGGAGGCAGTGAGCGTTGTCAGTGGTTACTGGCCCAGCGTCGGGAATGAACTGGCTATACGACCTAGTTTATCGAGCAAATCATCCAGTTCGATTCCATTGTCGTCGCAATATTCGGCCAAATATTCAAGGCCCATATCCTCTGCAAACGTTTTGATAATTCGCGCTTCTGTTGCGGTTAGCTGGTCCATCTCAAATCCTCTCTATCATCGCCAACCCCATCAGCAACACAGTCACTACCCAGCAGATAATGCAATCTTGTGTGCTCATGGTTTTGGCCTTGGTGTAGGTAAAAAGAAACCCGCTCGGTGGCGGATTATGTTGTTTGTTTGCGCCATCCTTTGGCAAAGAAAATTAACCCTTTCTTCTTCAGCGCTTGTAGTCGGCGATCAAGCACGCGCGCTGGCTCATCCTTGCTGTGATTTACGCAGTCTGAATAGATTTCGCCGCTGAAAATCGTACCGAATTGTCTTGGTTTATCGCTTAGAGCGGCGAGTATCAACTCATCCAGCTTTGCGTAATCCTTCATACTCACCTCTTATCAGTTCTGCTGCGTCCACGCTGTTTAGTGAACAGTTGATTTATCTTTAGCTGCCACACACAAGGCAACTGCAAACATCCCGATCGCCGCGCCAATCAGCACGCCAACACCCATACCGATGAATAAACCTGAGTAGAAGTCCATCAGATCCCCTTGCCAGCAGGCTTGCAGTTATCGTAATAAAGCCACTGAGCACCGTCAGCGCTAACCTGATATGAACCACCACGCTTGATGAATACTGCGCCATCTTTACTGAATCCACGTAGAACGCCGGATTTCAAAACCTTCATTGGCGGCGAGGTTAAAACATTTTCTCCCTGAACAACCTGAAAAGAGATCCCGTTATCAGCGATGATGGCGCCTTTCGGTATAAAGCCTAAGTTTGCGGTAGGCTGCTCACCCAAACCAGCAACCAGGCTGGCATCGCAAACCAGGATTTTATTTTCAGCCATTGCTGCGGCCGGCATCAGCAGTAACGCCCCCAGGATTAATTTCTTCATTAGTGCACCTTTGTGATCATTTGTGATTGTCGAATGTGTTCGGCCGGAACATACATAACCAGCCACTTGTTTTTTTCTGCATCCCAGCAGTAAGCCTGTTCACCTAAAATCATGTAGGTAACCCACTTGAAATCAGATTGCAGCTGCCAGAACTCAGCGCCAGGCATCGGGATACTGTGAACCACTTCACCCACTGACTCGATCGCATAACCTTCTACCACCTGACGCAGCAGATTGCATTGTGACATGGATACGCTGTTAGGAATTGAAACCGGTATTGATGACGTTTTCATCATTCGTATTCCTTGCCGATAAATGCAGTCTTGTTGCCGTTGTAGATAAACTCAATTGCAGCCGAGAATGATGGATGAGATGTTGATATCTTCACTTCGTTGAACCAGATATTCAGTCCAGCTGTTTTTATCGTTCCGAGGTTGCAGAACCATTCGATGTTTATGGTTACTGAAGCGCTTTTAGTAACATTCACAAAGCTGATATCTCGCATGTCGTTATCTGCAAGCTCTTGGATGATTCCAAGTGACTGCGCCTCATGAAGCAATCCAATAAAACCTTCTCTGTCGTTAATTTTCATTTGCACGTCTCTTTTAGTTAAGGGCGATAATAATGCTTGCGATTGCGTTGCTGACACCCGGGATCATAATCATCAGACCAAGCGCAAGCATCACCACTGAATAGAAAGAAAATCCTAAAAAAACAAATAAATGGTACATGTCTAATCCCCTTGTTAATTGCCAAAGCACACTCGCAAATGTTCTTTGGTAATCGCAGACTATTTCTCTTATCTGCTCATCATCATTGCCGTTCATCCTGAACCCGCCGATGGGCCGACCTTACTGGGCCGTTCAGTTACTGATTCGTTCTGTGTTACGGACTATACGACTATGCAAAAATATCTTCAACACCTTTTGTGAGAAAAAAGGTAATTTATTTTTTAATGATTTTCTTTACATAATGTTTGGGGTGTGAAAAGATGCACTACATCAACAACGCGGAGGATTAAATGACTATCGATGAAGCGGCAAAGTTAGCCGGAAGCAAAGTGGCGCTGGCCAGCCTTCTCGGAGTGACAGAGAAAACCATTTGGAAGTGGAAGAAAGAAACTGGCGATTTGCCTTCTGATCGCTACTACCAGATGGCGGGGCTGTTATCCATGAAGCAGTGGAAACCAGTTGCAGGGCAGAAGTTTCCTAAGCCATAAAAAAAAGGCCCAACCAATAAGATTGAGCCTAAACAAAAGTGCAAATGAAGTGAGGTTTAAGTATGACAGACAAAAAGATATTTAAGCAAGAGCAGGGCATGCCTTGGGTTCCAGAGGTTGGTGAATTTGTGGCTTATAGTGTTGCATCTTCAGATCATCCTCAAATGGGAATTTGTTGCGGGTATCAGGCGTGGCAATCTCTCGATGGAACTACTCATGACGTTAGATTTCATGTTCGGATTGCAAATCCAACAAAGCCAAATGAGCAGATTAACATGCGAAATTTAAAAGATTTAATAAAACCAACTGAAGGTGAGGTTAGTGCATATTTGTTTTTTATTGCAATTGAGAGCCTGATCGCTGAAGAGGACGCCAGAAAAGTATCAGAACATCTTTCATCAAATGGTTTTGGTAAGGTTCATTAACATGAAGCCGCTATCAATACTCGACAGGCCAATAGCATTCCAGCGCATATTTGTAGAGTTTGGTGCGGGAATAACTGGCGCGCTGTTTCTTTCTCAGTGCGTTTACTGGGCCAACAGAACGAAAGATAAGGATGGTTGGTTCTACAAAACGCAGGAAGAGTGGCAAGACGAAACGGGATTATCCAGATATGAGCAGGAGGGCGCGAGGAAGAAACTTAGAGATATCGGATTAATCGAAGAGATGAAATCTGGTGTTCCTGCAAAACTTTATTATCGTGTTGATGAACAAAGGATTTGTGATTTTATTAACCTTGCATCCTTGGATGCGGAAATTCCGCATACTGGAATGCGTAAAACCAGCAACCTTGTAAGCGGAAAACCAGCAGACATTCATACACAGAATACAACAGAGACTACATATAAAACCTATTCGTCAGAGAATCCTTCGGACTCTCATGACAAGCAGGTTAATAAGAAGTCCTCTTTCACTGATGAGGATATGCGCTGCGCAGAGTACATAGCCCAAAAGGTTGACGCTCTGGCTGGTTCAACAGGAAAGCACCCGATGGATAGCTGGGCTAACACCATCAGGCTGATGAGAGAGCGAGATAATCGTAATCACCGGGAAATATGCGATCTGTTCAAGTGGGCCAACAATGATCACTTTTGGAAGGATAATATTCTTTCCCCTGAAAAGCTGAGGAAGCAGTGGCAGAAGCTGACCATTCGAAGAAACAGTGAGCGGACAGGATCGACGGCAGCAAGGCCAGCACTGGACTTCAATAGCACGGGCTGGGCTGACGGACTTTTAGATAACGGAGACTGACATGAAAAACATGGCAGGTGTGATGAAAGCAGTAAGTAACCGTGATGGCACGGCTCTGGCCAGCATGGCTCAGCCTAAGCCAGCGGTGAATGCTCAGCCATCAAGAGAGGCGACAGCATTCTTTAACGACCTGTTTCAGCAGCTGAGCGTGGTTTTCCCGGCAATGCAGATCCATATTAAAACTCAGTCAGATCTTGATGAGTTGAGAAAGCAGTGGATCACCGCATTCAAGGAGTCAGGTATCAGCAGCAAAGCTCAGGTTGAGGCCGGAATGCGTAAAGCCAGGCAGAGCGAAAGCCCCTACCTGCCATCACCGGGACAGTTCATCGCATGGTGCCATGAGCAGACCGCTATCATGGTTGGCTTGCCAGATCCAGAAGAGGTGATGAAAGAGTTTCGACGATACTGTCAAGATAAGAGCCTGTACGACTCTCCAGAGGCTTTCCCGTGGTCAGGTGACATCATGTACTGGATGTGCACAGAAATGCGCTCAGCGATGATTGAGCGCAACATGACGACGCAGGAAGTTGAGAAGCTAGCGGACAGGCTTCTAAAAAGCTGGGTGAGCAGGCTTAAGGGTGGAGAGAAAATACCAAAGCCAGTGATTTTAATCACACATGAATCTACGCCATCAACACCAGAGAAAGCCAAAGAAGGCCTGGCTCTGTTGAAGGCAACTTTAAAAGCAAAGAAGTGATTTATTAACTAAGAGGAAGTGCAAATGAAATTTTTCAAAAACGCTATGGTTTACCGTCTTAACCGCGATCTGCCACTGAATGCAGAAGAACTTGAAGAGCAGTTGCAGCATTTCGCATTCACGCCAGCAGGCAGCCAGGATATGTCTAAAACCGGTTGGGTGGCACCAGTCGGTGAAAGCCTGGTTTATTCTGCCAATGGCCAGTTACTGCTGGTTGCACAAACCGAAGCTAAAAACCTGCCTTCAGACGTCATTAAGCGCGAGCTGAACGCCAAGATCGAAAAGCTGGAAGGTGAGCAGCAGCGCAAGCTGAAGAAGACCGAAAAAGACAGCCTGAAAGATGAAGTGCTTCATAGCCTTCTGCCGCGCGCTTTCAGCAAGTTCAGCCAAACCCAGATCTGGATTGACACAACCAACAACCTGATCACCGTTGACGCCGCCAGCGCGAAAAAGGCAGAGGATGCACTGGCGCTGCTGCGTAAGTCTATCGGTAGCCTTCCTGTGGTTCCGCTGACGCTGGAAAACCCTGTTGAGTTGACGATCACCGAATGGGTTAAGTCTGGTGACATGCCAGCAGGTTTCGCACTCGGTGACAGCGCCACGCTGAAAGCTGTGCTTGAAGATGGCGGAATCCTGAAATCGAAAAAGCAGGATCTGGTATCCGATGAGATCGCCACGCACCTTGAAGCCGGAAAGGTTGTCACCGAGCTGGCTTTGCAATGGCAGGAGCGCATCACATTCACCCTTACGGACGCGGCCGCCATCAAGCGCATTCACTTTAGCGATTCACTCACCGAACAAAACGATGACATTGATCGCGAGGATGTTGGCGCGCGCTTTGATGCTGACTTTGTTCTGATGACTGGCGAGCTTTCTTCGCTGATTTACCAGCTCGTCAATGATCTGGGCGGCGAAGCTAAACGCTAATTCTATGCCCCGGCCGCGCGCCGGGTTCATCCGCCGACAAAGGCGGCAAGAGCAAAACTAAGGGTGGTGGATTTTGAGACACGAACTGAAAATTTTACCGCAGCACTTCACGCCGGTTCTGGATGAAATTAAAACCGCTGAGCTGCGCAAGAACGACAGAGATTTCTCAGTAGGAGATACTTTATTACTAATGGAGTGGGATGGGGATTATACTGGAGAAGCATGTGAAAGAGTTGTTACGCATATAGCTGATGTGGGCGATTACCTTCCTGGATATGTTTTATTAAGCATGAGAAAAAAATAATGAAACTCATATTCATAACCCTAGGTCTACCTGGCGCAAATGAGGATGATTTTAAATTCCTTTGCAAACCATTCAAGCGCGATCATGAAATTTCAGTATGGCGGCAGCAAACGAGGAGATATTACTGATGAAGAAGTTAACGGCTGAGAAGTGCAGGTCTAGAATTGAAACCTTATTAAGATTGAAGAATATTGATAAAATTTCAATTGAGGGTGATTATCATTTGCAGGCATACCAGATTGCCCTGCCAGTACTGGAGCAGCAGGAACACCCAACGGACACCTACCGGCAGATTGAAAATAATGGCTGGTTACACTGGAATGGCGAGATGGCATTGCCTCCAGTGAAAAGTCACGTCTTGGTTGAGGTTAAGCGCCGCAATGGGGGGTTAATTCAACGTCAAGCGCAAGAGTTTGCATGGCGCAATAGTCCCGTAAAAAGCGGAACAGACATCATCGCCTATCGGGTGATTGAAAATGATGGGAGGGAAGGATGAGCTGGCGAACCCTTTTTCGCAGCAATAACCAAGTAATCCTGACTGATTACAAGCTGGACGTGAAAGAGGGTAACAGCCGGTCAGTTTATTTGGTGAAGCACCACAGCAAGATTTGGAACACCACGCTGGAGCAGAGCATCACGATTGAGCGAGACGCTTACGGCAGGGTTTCACCTCGGATTGCACTTGATGACTTTCCGCAGGGGCTGAGTGAGCGCGAGACCATGCTTAAGCTTGCTGATTGGCTGCATCGACTTGGCGTATCCATCGAAGACCACTGGAGTAAGCCATGAACCAGTTCACCAACCATCAAACCAGCGGCGATGATTGCCGTGAATAGCGCAACGCCGATCCACGGCATCCGCTACAACTTCGAGGAGTTCGCCAGGCAAGAATTCCCTCGCCTGATTTTTAACTGGTGCGAAAGTACAGAGCGCTACCGTGACCATAAAACGCAGCAGCTGTGGACGACATGGCTAGCTGCCACGCTGAAGAACTGGAGTGAAAGTAATGGCTGAGTTGAAGCAGGGTAGTCTGGCTTTGGTTTTTGGTCTCAAATTCGACAAGCGACACAATGGTAAGTCGGCAAGGTTGTTGCAAAGCGATTTTTATGAAGGGAATAAAGTTTGGATCTGTAGTGGGGATTTCGATAAAAATGGCAATTTAGGTATTTTCTTTTCGCGAAACCTTATGCCTATTGATGGAGAAGATTTTAGCCACGAAAAAGAATTCGATAACCAGTTGCAAAACTATTAGCGTTACACGATACTTTGCCATGTGGAGGCCGTGAGAAGCCAAAGCACAATTAACCATGATCAGCGGCAAGAAACCGTCCTGCTGTGTGATGTTCACCTTAACGATTGGCCTAGCCGCTGATCACGATCGTTAGGGGATTCTCACCATCACACAGCACGGCGGTTTTTTTATGGGTAAAAATAATGAACCAGCTAGCCAATATTAACTCTGATGTAACCATGTCCAGCCTGGATTTCCTCAATAATTTCATCAACCCTGCTCGCGTCGGACAAAAAGAAAAACCTGTCCGCAATAGCGACTTCATCTCACGAGTTGAAGATGAGATTGATGATTTGCCGGTTGCGAACTTTTCGCAAGCGCCTCGCGGTGGCACTCCGATGAAATTTTACCAACTTAACATGGAGCAGATGACTCTCGTTGGTATGCGAGAGTCAAAAACTGTTCGTCGTGCGGTACTGGAAAAGCTGAAGCAACTGGCTCCGCGCAAAGAGGAAGTTGCACTACCTGGTAACTACATTGAAGCACTCGAAGCGCTGATTGAGTCAGAAAAGCAGAAAGCCATCATGGCGCCAAAGGCTCAAGTGTTCGATCGCATCGTAGAGCGCACCAACCTCCTCAACGCTACTCAGGTAGGTCAAGCTGTCGGTATGTCAGCTATCAAGCTTAACCAGAACCTTACAGAACTGGATGTATACAACCGCAACATCAAGCGCAGCAAAGCATTCCAGCAATGGTTCGTTGATGGCGGCTACGGTGAGATGAAGCAAACTGAACAAGGTTACCCGCAGGCACTGTTCACTACATCAGGTCAGGCATGGGTTGTGCAGAAATTCACTTCAGAGGGGATTATCTGATGGAAAAGACGATTCTTGATATGTGCTGCGGCTCTCGCATGTTTTGGTTTAACCCAAACGATGAGCGCGCTGTTTTCTGTGATATCCGCATTGAGTCTCATATCTTATGCGACGGGCGAACACTTGAAGTTAAACCCGATATTCAGTGCGATTTTCGCTCACTGCCTTTCGCTGATGAAGCTTTCAAAATGGTTGTTTTCGATCCTCCACACTTTACCGTCGCTGGTGAAAAAGGGTGGCAGAGAAAGAAATACGGAGTACTGAACAAAGGAACCTGGCAGGATGATCTTGCTAAAGGTTTTTCAGAAGCATTCCGCGTGCTGGAAAAAGGCGGCTTCCTGATTTTTAAGTGGAATGAAATGCATGTTAAGACTTCTGAGATTCTTAAGTTAACAACAGAGACTCCGGTATTCGGTCATCCATCTGGAAAGCGCGCTAACACGCACTGGATCACTTTCATGAAAGAGGCTGCGTAATGGAAATTAAACCTTGCGCACATTGTGGCGGATTAGCGTACGCACAAGAAGTAAGAGATGAGGAGTTAGCTTCCTTACCGTTCAGGATTATATGCGGATGTGGCATTGCAACCCTGAACTACGGAGATAAAGATATCGCCATTGATATCTGGAACAGCCGTGTAGAACAACCATCTGAAGCTGATCGCTGGCTAAAAGAAGCAACAGAGCAGCGCGCCCGCGCAGATCTGGCAGAGATGCAGCGCGATGAACTGAGTGAGGCGCTGGAGCAGGCAAAAAGAATGCTGGCGTATTCAGGGAAGCTGCAATGAACTATTACAACGATTTCGATAAAGGGGCAGCCGCGTGGCTGCGGGAATTGATTAAGGCGGGATTAATCCCGAACGGTTATGTCGATGAACGATCAATCACAGAAGTTAAGCCAGCAGACCTCGCAGGATTCACGCAATGTCACTTCTTCTGCGGAATTGGCGGATGGCCTCTCGCGCTACAACTCGCAGGTGTTCCCGCCACTCAGCCGCTGTGGACGGGTAGTCCTCCGTGCCAGCCTTTCTCTGTGGCTGGAAAACAACTCGCACAAGACGATCCCCGTCACCTGGCTCCGGCCTTTCTCGAACTCATCGCGCAGTGCCGACCTCAACTCCTCTTTGGCGAGCAGGTTGCAGCAGCAATTGGAAAGCACTGGCTCGATGCTTTACTCATTGAGTTGGAAGAACAAGACTACACCTGCGGGGCGGCAGTATTGCCAGCGTGCAGCGTCGGTGCCCCTCACAAAAGAGATCGACTTTTCTTTGGTGCCGTGGGCAACGCCGCACACATCAGCCTCGACCGGAGCCGGGACGCAGGGGCGCGCGGGCGGTATGAACATCCAAACGATGGCGGCACTTGCAGCATGGCCAACACCAACGACGCGCGACCACAAGGACGGAGCGGAATGCCAGAACGTGGAATTAAACTCCCTGCTGGGTCGTGTGGTTTGGCTGGCGAACTGGCCCACCGTGACGACGATCGACAACAATCAGGTGCAGGGAGAAGCGGCAGCAGTGAATCACCCAGCACGCGGTACAACCCTGGGAGGTGCGGCGAGGATGGCGCAACCAATTCGAATAACGGCTTCTGGTCAGATGCTGACTGGCTTGGATGCCGCGATGGGAAGTTCCGGCCAGTTGAATCCGGCACATTCCCGCTGGCTAATGGGGTTCCCGCCAGAGTGGGACGACTGCGCGGTTATGGCAATGCCATCGTCACGCAAGTCGCCGCTGAATTCATCAAAGCCTTTGCCAAATCATGTGAAAATGATGGAGACAATAAAGGAGCCAGAGATGACTCCTGAAATAAAATCAGTAGGTGATTTTGGTGGAAGCACAACTCCATTAGATATTCGCGACCTTTGGCAGACGCCACCGCAGATCTATCAGCAGTTGAATGCAGAGTTCTCTTTCTCTGTGGATCTGGCTTCAAGCGCCGTTAACCGTCTGCACGAAAATTACATCACCGCAGAAATGAACACCCTGAAAATTGACTGGTCAGGTATGTTTGGCTGCGCGTGGGGCTGGCTTAATCCACCCTACAGTGACATCGGGCCATTCATCGAGAAAGCCATTGAACAGCAGGAAAAGGGATTTGGAACCGTAATGCTCTTGCCTGCCGACACATCTGTAGGCTGGTTCAGCTTGGCGCTGACTTCAGTTAGTGAGGTTCGACTCATCACTGGTGGCCGACTTTCATTCATTCGCGCTGACACAGGCAAGCCAGTAAATGGAAACAATAAGGGGAGTATGCTGCTTGTATTCAACCCAAATGAAATTGGTGGTCGCAAGTTCAGCACAGTGGATCGCGATGTTTTGATGGCGCCGCTATGAAGATAGAAATGGTAAAATTAGCTGGCGGCGTACTGTCGCCAGTTACCGAAGAAGAAGCCGAGAAGTTAAAGCGCTTCAGGAATGGCGAGCAATATCAGATCGAGATAAAGCTGAGTAGAAACCCGGCTTTTCATAGGAAAATGTTCGCCTTTTTTGGCTTCTGCTTCGAGCACTGGTGTGCAGATAAAGCTGGCTATCATTTCATGGATCGCGAGGTGCAGTTTAACACGTTCCGCAATCAGCTAACTGTACTGGCCGGGTACTACACCCAAACCTATAAGCTGGATGGAAGCATAAGGATTGAGGCCATGAGCCTAGCTTACGCCAGCATGAAGCCAGAGGATTTCGAATCGTGCTATTCGGCGGTGATCAACGCTGCCATTAAACATGTATTCGCCGGAACTACCGATGAGCAGATCATCAACAGGCTATGGAGTTTCTTCTGATGCTGAAGAAGGTGAAAGAGAAAAAATGCCGTGAGTGTGGCGAAGCGTATGTCCCATGGTCAACAACGCAAACAGCGTGCTCGCCTGGCTGCGCTGCTGCAATGGCTAAGAAGAAGGTCGCGAAGGATAAATCTGACAAGGCTAAAGCCGAAAAGAAAGCATCGAAAGCAAGCGTGCTTGAGGTCCAGCCGATCTCTTTTTATCACAAAAAAGCTCAGTCAGCGTTTAACGCCTTCATCCGGGAAAGGGATAAGGGACTGCCCTGCATCAGCTGCGGTAAGCCAGATAACGGCCAGCACCAGCGTCACGCATCACATTTTAAAAGCATTGGATCCTGTAGAGAATTACGTTATGACGAAAGCAATGTGCATGCTTCTTGCTCTGTGTGCAATAACCACATGTCCGGGAATATTGCTGGCTATACTCCTGCACTGATCGAGAAAATTGGTCAGGAAGAAGTGGATCGCCTGAATGGTCCGCAGGAAATTAAGAAGTGGACGCGCGAGGAACTGGAAGAGTTGGCCGCGCGCTACCGGAAGAAGACTCGCGGTCTGCAAAAAGGAAATCAGTGATGATGAGCGCCATGACACCGGGATATTACTACTGCCTCATGGCGCTCGTTGTTGCTCTGATATTTTGGTTGCTTCGTATATGAACCTGAATTAAGTGTTAAATGGTCTATGATTAAATTCAGGTAAGCGATATAATTTAACCATCCTAACTGCGGGATGATTCTTTGGCTACAGTGTTTACGAACGCTTTAGAGGGGCTGAGGGATCATCGCCAGAGTGATGTGGCCGAGTTAAGGTGTTGGCTAAAGGCTGATTGCAGTAGAAGGTTGTGGGTTCCACTGCTATGGAAACACCCTGACCTCCGTGGGTTCGAATCCCACCATCATTCTAACCATTATGGAAAGTTGGCCGAGAGGTTTAAGGCATCAGTCTTGAAAACTGACGAGTGTAATAGCTCCCTGAGTTCGAATCTCAGACTTTCCGCCATATTTTGGCAGCCAGCCAGAATGCCCCCAAGCAACGTAGCGATACGTCGCAAAGGGAACCAAAGCCGCTGATGGGTTATGAGGTTTCCGCGCTGGACGGTTCGAAACTGCGGCATCCAGCAACATTTCAGCCCACACCAGGGCGCGGTCACTTAGTGACGCCGGATGCGTAACCGGCACGCAGCGGTGAGAGAATTGAACAAGACAACGAACCGGTCGAAGCGTGCCAACCGGGCTTCCAGTTTTCTCAACCGCTGCGGTACACATTCCCCCGACCAGAGGAAGCACAAAGGCTTGCCGAAAGGTAACTCTTTGACCCATGCGTGTATCGCAGCACCTTCAATAAAAATCCCTTCTCCTACGATAGAAATTACTCGTTTTACTCCGTTACACGCAGATGGTTAGATATTCACATCAACCAGACGGAGAAGTGAAATGAGTGATTTGCCAGAATACCAACCTAAAGTTGGACATAAAATTAACGGGAAAACTATTGAATCTGTTGAATTTGACCAGTCAACAGGCACTTATTTTTGCAAGTTTAAAATTGACCCCGAATGCATCCCATTTGGCTGTGAAATGAATGTTATCAAGGCGGATCCTGTGTTTGAGCAAATGCAACGCTATTCGGCTGGATTTGAAAAGGATAAATATAAATCACTAGAGGAAGTGGCGAGACCATTAATTAAATGGATCAACGACAACGCCAACCCTCATGCCATCATCGTAATCGACGGTTCCAGCGCCGTGCTTTATTCCGGTGAGAAGTCTGTGCTTACCGAAGAGTTCATTAAGGACTAATCATGATTAAGCATGAATTTTCTTTTGAATTTAAAAAGTCCGGAATAATGGCTTCCGTAGTCGAAGTTAAAACCTATGCCAGAAAACGATTCTGGAATAAATGGAAACTGGTGGATTGTTACAAAGCGGCATGCACAGGTTTCAACATGTGGACGGGAGCCGAATGGACAGGGCAGGGACTAAAAAGAATCCCAGTTCAAACGGAATGTGACATCAATAGAGCCGCACAGAAAGAAATCTTGCGATCGAGGGTTAAGCCGTGACAACCAAATGCACCGGCATCATGGGCCGCATGTTTGGGCATAAATTCATTGCGGTCGTGAAATCAACAGATTCAGGGTTGGTGGATTATCGAATGCTAAACATGAAGTGGCTGCGCGCCACGTTTGAAGAAATCAACTACTGCATATGCCAGCGATGCGGCTCGGTTGCTGGAGAGAAGAAATGAATTATGCAGAGATGAGTGACTTCGAGATTAACCGCGCAGTAGCTATCAAATCAAACATGAACTGTATTTTCCCCAGGTCAGCACCACCTGTGGTCGGTGTTTTATCGGGTGAGTGTTACATAACCTACGACCCATGCAACTCATGGTCTGATGCCGGGCCGATTATCCAGCGTGAGTTCATCGCAATTAATCCGGTGATGAAAGGCTGGTGTGCTAGTAGCGATGATGATGCTGAGATGTATTTTACTCATGAAAACCCACTTCGCGCCGCGATGATTGTCTTTCTGAAGATGCAGGAGGGGAAATGGCAGCGCTAATAGCATCGCTATATTTCTTCATTGCAGGCATGACATGCGAGTACCTTGCAACAAAGCATAAGGATGACCATCGAAATTCCACAACAGTTTTCGTCGTGGCTACTGGCATCATCTGGCCATGCTATATGGTAGCAAAGGTATTCGTGGCAATCGGAACGATTGGGGAAAGATAAATGAGTAACACATACGCGCTGCTTGAAATGTATCGCTCAAGAGGGGTAATGGCCGCCACAAATCAGCATGGGCAGGTTGTGTTCTACGGTGTTGGCGTATTAACCAGAGCTCAGCGCGAAGTGCTGTTCGGTTTGCCTCAGCATGAATTAAAGGCTGCCATGAAAAGGCAAGGTAGGGTGTAAATGAAATTCAACATCAACGACAAGGTAAAGGTAAAGCTGACCGATGCCGGTAGGGATGAACTGAGAGCTCAGTATGAAGACCTTCAGCAAATCTGCACATCGCTACGCCCGTACCAAGAACCAGTAGAAGATGAGCAAGGCTACTCCGAGTGGCAGTTGTGGCACCTGATGTCCACGTTCGGTGAGCTGATGTGTAATGGTGGGGATCTGTATTTTGATGTGGTTATCATCCTTCCGGTCGAGGAAACAAGGCAAGAAAGGTCTAGCGGATGGAAACCACTACCGATACCGGAGGATTTATGAGTGAGTGGGTTAAGTGCAGCGACAGGCTGCCACCCAAAGGAACTTACCTTTGCATAATGGGTGAAATAAAGCCTGGAACCATGGGTGTTCTGGAGTTTGACGGAAAATCTACATGGGACGACCACGACTATGGGCCTTTCTATGTTCGTGAGAACTTCGTAACGCACTGGATGCTATTACCACCGCACCCAGAAGAATAACCACTATCAGGTACGCAAACTTTGCGTACTCACATCCTCCCAGTTAATATACTCACATAGTCAACCAAGACCGGAGTGGGATATGAGCAGTAATAACTGGGAGGCAATCAAACCTGAGTATGAGGCCGGAGAGCGCAGCCTGCGGGACATTGCGGCTGAATTTGGTGTGAGTGAGGGAGCCATTCGCAAGAAGGCTAAAGCACTAAACTGGGTACGCAAAGAAGGTACGCAAAAGGCCAAAAGTACGCACTCAGCACCAAAGAAGCAAAACAAAGTGCGTACTTCTGCAAAAGTGCGTACCACCAGCAAAAAGAAAGATGCCACTCCGGCGATTTCTTCAGAAAAGGCGCCCGAAGCTAAAAAGCCTCACGGTAAGAGAAACTTCCCCCCATTCGGCAAAGGCAACACTTACGGACTGAAGCACTCAGCATACTCCCGCCGCATGATGCTAACTGATGATGTAATCGAAGAGGCCCAGAAGCTAACGCTGGCTGATGAGCTATTCAGGTTGCGCGCTGCCAACCTCATGGCATCGGACACCATCGGGCGACTGAAGGTTGAGTTGGAAGATGATGAGCTGAGCAAAGAAGAGCGCGCTGCAAAGGAAGGCATCATCCGTGGCGCTGAAAAGGGAATCGGCCTGAACACCGTTCGCATTGAGTCAATCGAGCACACCATGGCCAGCATCGCCAAGATGGGCATTGACGCGCAGTACCGCATTCACGCTACTGAAAAGGTTGTCGCCGAGATTGAATCCATGAAGGGTGATAATGGCGTTGTTGCTACGATCGTACATAACTCCCTGCCTATTCCTCGATGAAGGAAATATTCCTTCCCACGCTGCATGAAGGTCAGTTAACCGTATGGGCTGATTCATGGGATGCCAGGCTAAACGCAATACGCTGTGGTCGCCGCTGGGGTAAAACATTCATGCTGGTGAGCGCGGCGGTGACGTATGCCACGTCATCATTCAAGCGACCGGGGATGGATATCGAGCTGGGCGGGCGTGTTGGCATATTCACCGCTGAGTACCGGCAGTATCAGGAAATATTCGATAAGCTGGCTGAAATACTTGAGCCACTAATCAAGAGCAAAAGCCGCAGTGAAAAGCGCATCCTGCTGACCAACGGCGGGAAGATCGACTTCTGGGTAACCAACGATAACAAACTGGCCGGGCGTGGCCGCGAATATGAGCTGGTGCTCATCGATGAGGCCGCATTTACCAAGTCGGATATGCTGGGAGAAATCTGGCCCAAGTCGATTAAGCCTACCCTGCTGACCACCAGAGGGCGCGCGTATGTGTTCTCTACCCCAGACGGCATTGAGGAAGACAATTTCTTCTATGCGATCTGCAATAACAAGTCTCTGGGATTCGTAGAGCACCACGCGCCAACATCATCAAACCCATTTGTTCCACCTGAAGAACTGGAGAAAGAGCGACAGAACTGCGAGCCGCGCGTATTCCGCCAGGAGTTCCTTGCTGAATTTGTAGACTGGTCATCAGATAGCCTTTTTGATATCAGCAAGTGGTTCATTGACGGTGAGCCGGTTGATTACCCTGAGTTGTGCGATTGCGTATTTGCAGTAATGGACACCGCAGTGAAGGGCGGACAGGAGCATGATGGATCTGGCGTGACTTACTTTGCTTACCGGGCCAGCGCGCCGCCTGATAAGCGATTAATCATTCTTGACTGGGATGTTGTGCAGATCGACGGCGCATTACTGGAAGAATACCTTCCGCATGTGTTCAATCGCCTCAATGAGCTGTCAGCGCAATGCGTGGCCATAAACGGTAACCTCGGCCTGTTCATAGAAGATGCCAGCATGGGAAGCATACTGATTCAGAAAGCCGCTGGTATGGGATGGCCGGTCACACCGATAGAATCAAAGCTAACGAGCAAAGGTAAAGATGAGCGTGGTATCATGGCGTCAGGTTATCATTACCGTGGCCTGTGCAAGATATCGCGCTATGCCTACGAGAAGGTGGCGGTATTCAAAGGTGAGACAGCCAACCACCTTTACAAGCAGGTTTCCCGGTTCCACCTGGCGGATAAAAACGCCCATAAGCGCGCAGATGACTTGCTGGACACGTATATGTACGGCTTGCTTCTGGCGTTTGGTGACAATAACGCGCTATAAAATAAATCAGGCGTTCCCAATATAAACAAGAGGCCAAACGATGGATGATTTTGAAGTTTTCGGCAGTCAGGCCGGGAGCGCTCTGACAAATATCCTTGAGAGTGATGGCGTTCAGCCAGGTATCGAAACCGGCTATGAAATCTGTAAGCTGATTTACCTCTACCACCCCATTGGCGGAAAGATGGTGGATCGCCCGGTCAAGATGGCCATGAACGAGAAGCGCACCGTTCACGTTGCACAGTCATTCGCCTTTGAGCGCCGCTTGCGTGATGCATATGAAAAGGAATGGGAAGCGCTTAACGCTGATGCGATCATCGGAAACGCCGCGCGCGTCTCGCGCATCTATGGCACGGGTGTCATTGCCATGCTAATCAGCGGGGAAGAAGACACCAACGCTCCGGTAGACTTTGAAACGCTTTACACCAAATCACTGTCGTTTAACGTGCTCGACCCGCTGAACACATCCGGCTCTATCGTTCTTAACCAGGATCCTAACAACCCTGACTTCCAGAAGGTTACCGGCATCAAGGTTGCGAGCAAGCCATATCACTCTTCACGCTGTGCGCTGATTACCAATGAAGACCCGATTTACCTCGCCTACAATCCGGCCGCGTTTGGTTATACCGGTCGCAGCGTTTACCAGCGCGCGCTGTACCCGCTGAAATCTTTCGTGCAGACCATGCGTGCAGACGACATGGTTGCGGTGAAGGCTGGTTTACTGGTGACCAAGATCAAGCAGGCGTCAGGCATCATCAACAGCGCCATGGCATCACTCAGCGCAATGAAGCGAGTCATGCTGAAGAAAGGCAGCACCGGCCAGGTATTGCAGATTGGCTCAGAAGACAGCATCGAATCTATCAACCTGCAAAATCTGGAGAAACCACTCGATACAGCGCGCAGCCACATCATTGCTAACATCGCAGCTGCGGCTGATATGCCGGCGATCCTGCTGAACAGCCAAACCTTCACGGATGGTTTCGGTGAGGGAACCGAAGACGCTAAATCAGTAGCCGTTTACATCGACGACATCCGCAAGTGGCTTGAACCGTTGTATAAATATTTCATCCGCATCTGCCAGTATCGCGCCTGGTCACCAGAGTTTGTCGAATCACTGAAGGCTGAATTCCCGGAGTTTGAGGATTCATGGTCAGTAGCCTTCACCAAGTGGACGAACAACTTCGAATACAAATGGCCTGACAGCATCAAAGAGCCAATGAGCGAAAAGGTTAAGGTTGATGAAACCCGCTTTAAGGCGATCGTCTCTATGCTGGAGGTGATGCTTCCACAGCTTAGCGATGATCCGACCAACCGCGCTGCGCTGATTCGCTGGGGTGCAGAGAACGCCAATATGAACGAAGCCCTGTTTGCCCAGCGGCTGGATCTGGATTATGAGGAATTGGAGTTTAATCCGCCTCAGCAGCCAGTGCAGGAACCATCAGTAGGAAATGACCTATGACCCGATTTAGTCGTGTTGTCAGGGATGCTATCAAGCACTTTCTGGAGTATGGCTATCGCAGCACTGAAGAATTAAACGAGTGGGTTTCCCGAATTCGCGCTGCATCTTATGAGGTGGCGGGGTCACAAGGTCACTACATGGAGGAGGTGACCAGCAACCTCACTCAGTTGTTTGAGAATGACATCACTAAGGGGCGCGTGCTTAAGCGCCATCAGGGGATAAGCCGCTTCTCTGTGGAAAAGTTATCAACAAGCATGCGCGCAGAGCTTGATCGCCGCATTATGGCCAGCGCTGACCTGATCAAGATCAATCGTGAGAAAGCGATTGAAACCACCATCTCCCGCTTTGTTGGATGGTCCACGAGCATTCCCTCTGCGAGCCATGACATTCAGCAGGGAAGAAGCTCAACGCGCGGAACTGTGACAAGCAACGCAAAGCACATCGAGAAGTCAGCAAAACAGGTTGATTACGAAGCGCGCCGGGTGATGATTGACCAGGGCCATAAACTGATCGCCAATATTGACAACATTATCGCCACTGAAAATAACGCCATTGCGGCCATCTGGCATAGCCATTGGCGACAGCCTAATTATGATTATCGCGAAGATCACAAAGAGAGGGATAAGCACGTCTATCTCATCCGCGGTAATTGGGCACAGAAAAAGGGATACGTTAAGCCGGGTAAATCTGGCTATCTGGATGAGGTCACCCAGCCAGGTGAAGAAGTATTCTGTAGGTGCTATGTGACTTACGTGTACAATCTCCGAAGTGTACCGGCTGAAATGCTCACCAATAAAGGCGAGCAATTCCTTATGGCGGCTTGATATGAGGAAGAGTAATTGAATATCTACGCAAGTGGCATCTTATTCCGCAATGGGCGCCGCGTATTTCTGATTAAGCGATCGGATGATGGCACATGGTGCGCGCCAGGCGGAAAGCTGGAAGATGGAGAGATTGCTCAGCATGCCGCACGCCGTGAGGTAATGGAGGAAGTTGGTTATGACTATTCAGGACCAATCACGCCGTGGTCATTAATTAACGGCTATCTGACATATATTGTCGATGGTGCCACTGAGTTCGAAGCAAAGATCAATGATGAAAGCCTTGATGCTGGCTGGTATTCACTTGATGAATTACCGCAACCACTTCACCCCGGATTTGCTGAATCACTTTCATCTGATGCGCTGAATGAAACCCAGGTGGCGAAGCTGATCGCCAGTGGTGAACTGGCCAGCCCGCAATACTTCATGAACATGTATCTGTGGGCTGTGCGCGTGACAGGAACCGGCGTTACCTGGCGTACATCCGATGGCATGATGGCATTCCGCGATCCGGATAAATACCTAACACCTGAATTCCTTCAGCGCGTTCCCGGCACCCCATTAATATGGCTGCACCCTGAAAACAATCGACTTGATAGCGATGAGTTTTTAAAGCGAGTGGTGGGAACATTAACAAACGCATGGGTGACAGATAATAACGAAGTCTGGAGCATCGCCCGCGTATATGACACCGAGGCAGCAGAAGAGTTATTGACAAAACAACTGTCCACTTCACCAACAGTTTGTTTCTCTGATGCGCAGGATGCTATTATGTCCGTGGATGGCGAGCCTTTACTGGTGGAAGATACGCCCGTATTGCTCGATCATGTCGCTATCTGTGAAGCCGGTGTGTGGGATAAACTCTTATCACCAACGGGCGTAAAATCTGATTCACTACCAATAGAGGTTCCAGAAATGGATGAAAATAAGATTCTTGAGCTGATTAATAAGGCTCTCGACTCTCGCATGGCTAAAGCTGATAGCGAGAAAGACATGAAAGCTAAAGCAGATTCAGACGAGGCCGATAAGAAAGAAAAGGCTGATTCTGAAGATGAAGAAGCTAAAGAGGCTGAGGCAGAGAAAAAAGAAGCCAAGGCCGAGCAGAAAGAAGGCGAAGCCAAGAAAGAGAAAGGCGAAGCTAAAGAAGAGAAAGCCAAAGAAAAGGCTGACGCTGAAAGTGAAACTGAAGGCGATAAGGCACATGAGAAAAAAGCAGAAGAGCGCGCTCATGATAAAGCTGACTCGGCAGAACTTCACCGCCAGATCGCCGAGCTTCGCTCTCGCATCCCTGTTGAAATTTCCGACTCTGAGCGCAACGAATTAAGCGATGCTCAGGTTAAAGCCGATAGCGTCTTCGCCTCTCTGGGTGAGCGCGCGCCGGTTCCGATGTCTGGTGAAAAGCCGCTGGCATACCGTCGCCGTATCATGTCTCGACTGCAAGCACATTCGGCAGACTATAAAGGCGTGGATCTTAACGCTATCTCTGATTCTCAGATCCTCACCATCGCTGAGAAGAAAATCTATGCCGATGCTCAGGCTTCAGCTGTATCTGGCCTGAGCGGCGGATCTGGTCTTCGTGAAATTAAGCGCGCTGATGCTACTGGCCGCCAGATTTCAACCTTTATTGGCGACACTGCTGATTGCTGGGCTCCGTTCCAGGCTGGTAAACGCCAGGTCGTAAACATCAACAACCGCGCTTAAGAGGGCGAATAAATGGCACAATTTTTAGCAGCAAGCCCGATGACCACCACAAATGCGGGTGGCATGTTTGGCGTAGAATCCCAGGGTTATATCCAGGGTGTGGCGATGGACGACCCGGCAAACCGCTTTAACCTGGCGCAAGGTACTCTTGCTTCTGGTGAAGCGCTGCCAATGTGGGGCGGTGTAGGCATTCAGGAATCGCTGCCGGGTATTAAATCTGGCCCGCGCGGTTCTGTTATTCGTCGCGCAACATCTCTGGGAAACCTGGAAGGCTTCAGCGTGTTCAATCAGGCGCACAACGGCCTGGTGACTCCTCAGTCTCCGGTTCCAATGTACCTGACTGACATGAGCGTTTCTTACTATCGCTTCGGTTCCAATATGCGCGTTCCACTGAAAGCCTCTGCCGCGGTTGTTGCGCTTGGTGTTGCTGGCGCATCAGTGAAAACGCCTCTGGCATGGGACTTTGTTAATTCTCAGCTGAACACCGTGGCAGATGCAGCTTATGCAGGTGCTGACGTTGACACTACGGCGATCACGTATGCTGATGGCGTTGTTACTGCGACTGCCGCCAACCACGGGCTGGCTGTTGGCAAGTTCATTACCATCTCTGATGCGGTTCCTGCGCAGTACAACGGCACCTATCAGGTTGCTTCTGTGCCAAGCGCCAACACCTTCACTTATGTACCGGCAACCGCGCCAACCGCCAGCCCAGCGACAACTCAGGGCGTAATCAGTGCAGTCGATGCAGCAGATATTACTCTGCCGGTTAAGCTGATCCGTATTCAGTCTGGCAACTGTAAAACTGTGGTATTCGACCCGGTTAATGGTTACCTGAACTGGAATGAAAACGATAGCTGCGCGCTGATCTTACTGTAAACCTGGGAGCAAACTTAAATGGCCGCAATTACCCCTGCATATACGATTGTCAATCCGTCATACATTGACCCAGGTATGATCTTAAGCTATCAGCAAGCGTCTGGTGCTTTCGAAACTATCGCAACCCGTAATCCGGTTGTTCGCCTGGGAACTGGTGACCAATACGTTTACCTGCGTAAGCTGGAAATCCGCACACAGACCGAAGCATCTCAGGTTGGTAACGCCAACCAGCTTCCAAGCGTGTCTCTGGTTTCAAGCATGATCTCCACGCCAACCTATCTGTTCCGCTCTCGTGCGGAGTATGACCATCACGATCTGGCCGCTGCCGGCAACTGGGGTTATGCACTGCCAGAGGCGCAACGCCTGGGTATGCGTCTCGGCATCTTCCAACAGCTCCGCAACGCGCTGCTGTACGGAATGAAGCCATCAGGCGGCGAAGGTCTGTTGAACACCAACGGCGCAACGCGTGAAAACCTGCCAGCCGATAAAGAAGGCAACAATACCGTGCTGACCTACGATGCCGGTGAAATGGGCGTGTTCCTGCAACGCCAGATCCTTGGCGCTATGACCCGCACCATGCAGTTGGGCATGCAGCAGCGCGTTGTTGTGCTAGGCCCTCAGCGCACCCTTGGTGCGATGGAGCTGGGCATGGTAGTTCAGCTGACTTCTTATCAGCGTCCTGGTGGTGGTACTGCTACCGCTGCGGGCCAGCTGAAAGACATCGCTGGTCAGGCTGGTATCACTGTTGACTGGGTTTACGATGACACACTGATCGGCGCCGGTGCTAATGGCACTGATGCGGTGGTGATCACTGTTCCTGAGATTGAATCTCCTATGGTTAACTCTACTGTTAACACTAACGAATTCGCTCAGTTGTCACCGTCACTGCGCGCAACCGCTATGATGCTGTCAGACATGGCTGCACCGCGTGAAATTCCAACCCCACTGGCTGGCGGCGCAATCGACGTACTGTCTGAAATGCGCGCAACCTCTGGATGGGCTATCCGTCCTGAAGCGGTCACTATCCTGTCTATGCAGTACGAATAAACCACATCCGGTTTATTTGTAGATATAGCCTCATGCGGTGTAATATTGCATGAGGCTTTTTTATTACCGGGAATAAATATGTCCATGGCAATACAGAAGATCACCATTAAAGAGGTTCACTGGTTCTATGACCATGTGATAATCCACGGCACCGAAGGCGAGGAGTTAAGTTTCCCTTCAGGCCAATCAGCATGGCTGGTTGCAGTGAAGCCAGGCATGACACTTGTCAGATTCGAGGATGGTCGCTATACGGCCACCACTGACCCAGATCAATTCGAGGTGTAAAATGACGAAGCTTTATGTAGCCAATACGACCAAGCAGGTTTTGAACTTTACCTACCGCGCGCTTGAGTCACGCACAAACCAGCTGCGCCAGATCAGCATTAAGCCCGGCGAGCAGAAGATTGTTGTTGATGGCACCACCGATGAAATCAGTGCGATCATCCAGCACCATGAAGCATACGGCCTCATCGACTCCACCAAAATTGACCAGGCTCAGCAGTTCATCGGCACCTGCTACAGCATCGACAAGCCTGTTGCAGCGTCAATCATCGAAAAAGGCATTCGTGATAACGATGATTTGCTGGATCGTGGAGCGCATCAGCGCCGTCAGGCTGCACTGGCTGCACACGACGAATCTCAGCGCAACGCCGATAACGGTTACCGCGGTGATCTGGAATTCAGCGCAGAACAAGCCAAAGACCAGCACGGCCAAGATGTTGATGGCGCACTGAAAGAAACCGTATCAACCGAAAAAGGCAACAAGAAAAAATGATTAGTCGCTCCGGCTTTCTCGCATTCATCAGATCGGATATGAAAATATCAGAAGCAGACTTGCCGGACGACAGCCCAAGTATTGACATGGCGTATGGCGCGGCAGTTGAGTGGGTAAACTTCTATCTCATCTGCGCGCTACCCAACCTCTATGCGGTGGCGGTTTATAACCTTGCAGCATCATTTTTGGTTAATTATGGATCAGAGGATGTTTTCTCCTCTCTTCGCGAAAGCCTTAGCCTAAACAATCTTCAGGTTGGGGTGATTGAGTCGGCCAGCGACAACGCTACAAGCGCCTCTCGCCTGGTCCCTGATTTCTTCAAGGACTTGTCACTGGCTGATTTGCAGATGCTTCGCGATCCCTGGGGGCGACGCTACCTGATGATCGCCCAGCAGTTCGGTAGCTTGTGGGGGCTGACGTGATACTTCATCTTGGCGTTATTGACATTCCCTATGAAGAGGAGTCAGTGACAACGGGTGACGTTGCTGAGGAATTAGAGGCGCGATATGGCGTCATGCAGTTTTTCTTTGACTCACATTCTGCTGAAATCATTAAATTGATGGAAAACGATATTGCCGGCGCGCTAGAGAACTTCATGGCCGGCGCGCCACTTCCATCAAACCCCTTTCTTGAGTCGATGGGGAGGGTGCATGAGTTATTTTCAAACTTCATCATCATGCAGCAGATGAACGGCCAGCCTGGAGTGCCTACGTTAAGGGCGCTTGAGGGCATTAGCCGCAGACTTAAGAATAAGAAAGGGCCACCTCGCCCTTCCTTCCTGGATACTGGTCTTTATATGGCGTCAATGCGCGCCTGGGTGACGGATGTTATAAATGCCATCGATTAGCGAGCTTTCGAAAGCAAAGACTGAACTGAATGCCATTCTTGAGGATGGTGTTTCTGATATTAGCCAGGATCAGAGGGTTGAGTTTACTAAATACGTCCGCAAGGTTTTGCCTCTGGATGGCTTTGTTTTCTGGGTAAACTCCGCGCTGGTTAATGATGACGGCAAGCCTACAACCAAAACTGTTGAAGGCTACATCCACCTGAGCACCAGCAGCATTCAGGATGAGACAGAGCTTTACGACCAGAATGCCGTTATATTCACTGCCAAAGAGAGCATTGACGACTTTAATGAGGTCGGCGCGGATGTTCTGTATATCGGCACTTTCTTCGGCGTTCGCTTCGCTTTCTCCCGTAGAACTGGACTGAACACACCGGCAGATCTCTATCATTACTTCGGCCATGCCATTTACCCGCTGATGGAGTCGCAGATCATCGACACCCAGAACGATTTGGATCTGGAGAATGTCGTGGTTTCGTCAAGCTTGCCGATCTGGATGGGAATGACGGCATCCGGGATTCAGCTATTCCCAGCCATGCTATCGGATCAGAACCTAATTCCGCCATACGCCACTGTTAAATGCAGCGATGCGTCAGGGCTTGCCAGCTCCTATTATCTGGACAAAGACTCCAACCAGTATCAACTGGCAAAGGAAACCGTTAAAATCTTCTTCACCGGTTTACGAAACGCGGCCATTCTCGATTTTCTGCGTTACGTCACCGAATATACGCTATCACCCACCGCCAAGTTGGGAATAACCAATATTCCAATTGTGCAGGATGAGCGCGTACCGCAAAATGAATTGAATGCGATCGCACAACGCAAAGTCATCACGTTTGAGGTGAATTATTACCAGCATCTGATGCGCGAGACTGCACGCAAGTTAATTCTGAAGGCAATTCCCAATATCTACAAAGGTGACTAGCGATGTCTATCGTAAACATTTTAGTGTCAGTGACAAGACCACCGAAGCCAAGTGACCTGCTTAAATCAGGGGTTCTTGTTTCCGTTGGTGGCACCACACTTGCGGCGGGGCAAACATCACTGCTTACCGCGGCAGCAGACTTAACTCCTATCCTGTCAGGGTCAAAAGCGCTTACCTCTCTGGCATTCGCTGACGGCGTGGTGACTGCAACCACTACGCAGCCTCACGGCTGGACCAATGGATCAACTCACCAGGTAGTTATTGCCGGCGTGACGCCTGCTGGATATAACGGCACATTCACCGCCACCGTGACCGGCAACGCCACTTTCACCTACCCTCTGGCGCAGTCACCAGGTAATGCCACGGCATACGGTACGGTGACCGCTGCGGGCTCGATTGAAATCCAGCAGATGAATACCGCATTCTGGGCTCAGGGTAAGCAGCGCTCTGTTTATGTTCTGGAGTTGGGCGCTGTATCAACAGCGGATGCGATCGCTGCCCTTAGTGACTTTATCGTTGAAGATGTTGCTCTGGGTAATACCTACCAGAATTATTTCACCTACCTGGTTCCGCGCGCCTTTGATGCTGAGGCTGATTTCCAAGCGTTATGTAATGGCTATAACGGCAACTCAGACATGGTGTACTTTTTCGTCACCTCGACGATCAACACCTATGCAGCCTGGACCGCGCTTGCGCAAAAGAGTGTTTACCTGTTTGTTGAGTCTCCGGCAGCAGTTGGCGTGTCATTCGATTGCGCCGCACACATGCAGAGCGCGCTCAATAACAACCCTGGGTCAGCTAACCTTGTTCCTCCAATGTCGTATCGCTTCACTTACGGCACCACGGTTTACCCACCAAAAGGCAACGCTACCCTTCTGAAGCAATTGCAGGCGGATAACGTGAATTATGTGGGATCTGCTGCTGAGGGCGGCCTGAGCAACATGATGATCGTCAAAGGTCACTTGCAGGACGGTAATCCGTTCAACTTCTGGTATTCCGTAGCCTGGTGCATCATCAACCTTGAACTGAATATCGCCAATGCGATCATCAACGGGTCAAATACCACTGCAAATCCACTGTATTACAACCAGGATGGCATCGATCGCTTGCAGAAAGTATCGCTTGCAACTCTGCGCAGCGGAATCAGTTTTGGCCTGTTGTTGGGTACCGCGGTAAGCACCAAGCTGCCGCAAACCCAGTTCAATGAGAACTACAACAACGGTGATTACAATGGTGAGGCAGTGGTTAACGCCATCCCGTTTACTGATTACACTACCGATAACCCAGACGCGTATCAGGAAGGAGACTACGGCGGCCTGAGCGCGGTTGTGACGCCTAAGCGTGGTTTCGAGTCCATTACGTTCAATCTGTCTGTAACTAACTTTGTGGGGTGATAAATGGCTAGCAATGGTAACCCGTTAATTGCCCAGGGCTTTCTTAACCGAGTCAAAGCATCGTTGACCGTTACAGATATTCCTGCGCTTAACATCACGGCCAGCTATCTGGCCAAAGAAATGTTTTCAATGCGCACCACCGGCCCAGCGACTGACATTATTCAGACTGCTGCCGGCACAGTGCATAGCCAGAACCCATACGTACCGATTGAGATCGTGGCGCACGTTCTGCGCACTCAGTCGTTAGGTGAGAACTGGCGCCAGCGCTTCCTCAGCAATACATCGCTGGGTGAGATTGTATTGACCACTGATTCAACTGTGTTTGGTGATTTCACCATCCTGAACACCGCGCTTACCAACTTCCAGGAAGTAACAGTGAACGGATCTCAGGCTTCATTCATCCTGCTGATGTCCGGTTACTGGGTAGTAAACAACGATATGTGGAGCTAATAATAATGAAAATCGACCAGGCCTTAAACCTGGTCACAACCATTGATCAGGAAGATTCTATTTATCCGATCTATGTGTATGTGACCCCTTTCCCTTATGAAGTTGTCGAGCAGTATCACGAAATGCTGGGCGCCACGCTGACCAAAATGTACCAGATGATCGGCGATCTGGGCGCGGTGCGTACAGCTGGAATGATGTTGCGTAAAGCAGAGAAAATGTTCTTCCCTGAATATGAAGGGCCGGGTTTCTTTGATGAAATTATGCGATTAACCCAGGTCGCTGTGATGCAGGATGGCGTCTGGAAGAAGACCCCGCTTGAGTCAGCGCTTAAAAATGGCCTGATCAGTACAGAAGAATGGCGAGACGTTGAAGGTGAAGTGAGTTTTTTTATTGTCAGCTCTGCGATTCAGAAGCGGAAACTGATGAAGCCTTTGACCGGTCGCGCGCTCGCTCCCTTCGGTGCGCAGTTAACGCCATCAAACTTTACGGCCTTCCTCGGTTCTTTGGAGAAACCGAAAGCGGAAACGGAGTCGCAGCAAGACCAAGCCCAGGAAGCACCGAAGAGATCTACCGGCTCAGCCAAAACGCAATATATTCCCTCTTAAACTGGGCAACCAATGAGGGATTCGCGGAAGTAATTGAAGCACTAACCGATGGTGAAACTGAGTACCGCAGTGTCACCGAGTTCCGCCATCGGTATATAATCGACGCAATACGCAAAAGTGAGCCGAAATTATGACCGCCAAATCCGTTGTTGAGATCGACGTACAGGACGACCGATTTCAAGCCTTCCTTTCTTCCTTCAAAGAATACCAGGCTGCATTAGAAAACCTTCCGGAAGAGTGGCGCCTTATGGGCGTCGCTACCGGTAACGCAGCCAAACAAACCGACGCTGCGGCGAATGCGGCCGGAAACCTTGCTGAACACTTTGATAAATCACTTGCTGAATTGCAGCAGATTAACGCACAGCTTGCGGGACTGAATGCCAATACTGACACTCTCGCGCGCAATGGTGATAGCTTCCGCCGCAGCACTGATGGAGCCAAAGGTTTCCTTGAGGGTGGCGCTAAGGCCGCCGGCAAGATGGCGAGTGACATCAAAGACGCAACGCTTAGCTTTATGAAGTGGGGAACCGTTCTCGGCTTTTTCAGTGGCCTGGTTGGTGCTGGCGGCCTGTTCGGGATCAACAGAATGGCTCTTGGCGCTGGACAGCAGCGATTCACATCAATGGGCCTCAATACCACTGCTGGCGGACTGGCGTCTTCTGCTGCGAACTTCACTCCGGCACTGGGAAATCCCGTTGGCACGCTTGGAAGCATTCGTGACGCGCAACAGGATTTATCTCGCCGCTGGGCGTTCACATCTTTAGGCGTTAATCCGCAGGGCGATCCTGCTGAAATGCTGCCGCAGATGATGCGTAATGCACGGGACATCTTTAACCAGACAGGTGGTACGGTACAGGGCGCAGAAGCGCGTGGCCTGACACAATTCTTTACCCTTGATGATCTGAACCGCATGAAAAACATGTCGGATGCAGAGATTGATGCGATGGGTAAGCGCGCCGAAGCAGATCGTCGCGCATTCCAGATTACCGATGCAACTCTGAAGCAGTGGCAGGACTTTGACGTTCAGGTTGGGCGATCTGAGCAGGAAATCAGAAAGGCATTCATTACCGGTCTATCACCGCTCGCGCCGCAGTTATCACAGCTTTCTGAGGCTGTGGCCACCTTTATCACGCACATGCTTAACTCACCGCAGGTTGGGCAGTGGATCAACAGCGCGGCTACCGGTCTCCAGCACCTCGGTGAATACTTAACCTCATCAGAATTCCAGAAGGACGCTGACGAATTCCTTACGACCGTAGGAAAGTTCAGCCGCGCGCTGGGAAATATAGTTAGCTGGATTGGTAATAAGTTCGGTGGAAGTGATGAAAGCAGCACGTCACCATCGGGATCTGGTCAGCCAGGACTGCAACTGGCACCGAGCCTATTGGGCCCTGGTAGAGAGCTATATTTAACAGATAACGGTTTCTCCTCTCCTGGGCAGACAGTTAATCAGCCGGGTAGAACGGTAGCCGAAAGGAATAACAACCCGGGAAACCTGCGTAAATCACCGATGTCCATTGGCACAAAGGATGGTTTTGCGCAGTTTCCTGACGTTGAGACAGGGTATCGAGCCTCTCAATACCAGCTGCTGAGATATGCCTCTGGCGCCACATTTGGCGCGCCGGTTGATACCGTGAAAGGCATAATTAACAAGTGGGCGCCGCGCGGCGATGGTAACGATCCTGATAGCTATATCAAATCGGTCATTCAGTTGATGAATAAAGATGGTTCTAAGTTCAACGAGAACCAACACCTTAACCTCAACGACACAAACACCATGGCTAAACTTCTTGCGGCAATGTCACGCGTTGAAAGTGGAAAAAGCGCGCATAGCGAAAAAGAGATTAGATTGATGATCACCAACGCCACCGGCGGTAATGCTATCGTCAGTAACGCGCAATTAGGGGGCAACTGATGAGCATCGACAGAACGCTATATAAGCTGGGGTTTGAGATATCTCCGGTAATCCTCACTGATGGCCTGGCATCTTCTATTTATGGCGGTATGCTGCCCATCGTGGCGCTTACCCAGACTGCCGGATTCATCAGTAGCCTGTTAAGCGGTAGCGCGGTGACAACCGATCTTGATCGGTATTTTGCCCACTGGCGCCCGATGTCTGGTAGCACGCTGCTTGATTACGATATTGGGCAATATCCGTTCGCCAACCAGACTGTTGCAGCAAATGCGATGATCGCTATGCCTCTGCGATTATCCATGTTGATGCAGGCTCCAATTAACGCCGATAACACGGCGATTGTAAAGCTAACCACGCTTTCTGCGCTACAGGCTGCATTGCAGGCCCACGCTAACCTGGGGGGGACTTATACTATTGCGACGCCGGCCGCGTTTTACAGCAATTGCGTACTCAGGACGATTCGCGATGTGACGCCAACGGATATGAAAAATCCACAAAGCGCCTGGCAGTGGGAATTTGAGCAACCTCTGATCACCGAGTCTGGTGCAGAAAGTGCCGTTAACAGCATGCTGTCAAAAATAGACAGCGGTAGTAAAATGGCATCTTCAGCATGGACAAATGCCAGCGCCGCCCTGGGGAATACAGCCCTGGGTGGTAGCGTAAGCAGTCTGGCTAATCAGATCACTGGTCTCGTTGGGAAACTGGCGCTATGACAACAACGACATTCAAATTTACGGGAAACGAAAACTCAGCCGTGTCTTTTACCCCATCTCTGGATGGTGCGGTGTATAACGCCGTCATTAAGTGGAATCTGGCTGCGCAGCGCTGGTATCTGACTATCACATCAAACAGCGGCGCGCGCATGCTAACCCGTCCATTGGTGGGATCGTCGAACACTTCAGACATCAATATCCTGTTTGGCATCTTCACCTCTAAATTAATATGGCGAGAGGCGTCAGGGCTGATCGAGGTTGTGAGCTAATGCGTTATTACAAATGCACCATTACAGACACTGATGCGGCCGCTACAGTTCTGCGCACCTGGTCAAGCCTCACCCCTCAGGGGACTTACAACCCTGGCGCTCTGATGGTGGACGTTGATATCCAGCGATATGGCATGAGCACCCCAAAGGGAATGAGCCTTTTCCGTATTCATGGCGTTTCTATCGAAGATATCCGCCAGGCACAGACGAACTTTTACAATAAGGTGATCACCATTGAGCTGGGCATGAGTGCCGGCCTGCCACTGGCTAACAAAGACCAGGCAGGACTAGCGATCACCGGCATCATCAACCAGCCATTCGGAAACTGGCAGGCGACAGAGCAATCCATGGACTTCATGATCGTTGCTGGTGCCGGCAGTAATAGCGAACCGAAAAATATCAGTCTTCAGTGGTTGTCCGGAAAAAAACTGTCTACAGCTCTGTTTTTCTCATTGCAGCGCGCGTTTCCTGAGAAGACCATCAACATCAACATTGATGATCGCCTGGTGTGCAACTATGACAATTTGGGGTTTTATCCAACACTGACCCAGTTAGCCCAGACGCTAAAATCATTCAGCCGCAGCCTCATCCCTGACGCCAATTACTCTGGTGTTGAAATTGCGATGCGTGAAAAGGAAATCGTGGTCTATGACGGTACGGTAACAAAAGAGCCTATACAGATTAAATTTACCGATCTGGTGGGTCAGCCGACATGGATTGAGTTTGCAAAGGTAAGCGTCAGGCTGGTGATGAGGTCTGACATTCAGACCGGGGATTACATAGCCATGCCTGCTGGCGCGCTTAGTGTCACAACCGCAGGTAGTTATTCTCAGTACCGCAATCAGGTATCATTTACCGGTAATATGCTGGTAACCGATGTGCGGATGGTGGGAAATAGCCGCACGCGTGATGCCAATGGCTGGGTAACAATTATTGAGGCGGTTCCGGTATGAGCCTGAATTTAAAATTAAACAACAACAAGGCGCTTAACGACTTCGCGCGCCAGAAAGCTCTTGATGCTATCCAGCAGGAAGGAAAGTCACTGCCGGCGGTTGTTGTCAAAAAGAATGGTAATATGGTCGAGGTTGCGTTTGCGTTAAACAGCGAATTCACCCTGTCCAACGTGACCATTCCGATCTTTGGCCCGGAGTATATCCGCTATCCCATGCAGGCAGGCGACAAAGGATTAGTGCTGCCAATGAGCACCTACATAGGTGGCATGAGCGGACAGGGCGGAGGAACTGCCAGCCTGACAACGCCGTTAAACCTGTCAGCTCTGCTTTACCTTCCTATCAGCAACACGCAATGGGAAAACGTGGATCCTAACGTTCTGGTGATGTATGGGCCTGAAGGGGTTACATTGCGGGACTCAGGAAGTAATACAACGTTCATGCTTACCCCTACTGCGGTTACCATCGTAACGCCTGATCTTTTCCAGGTAACTGTTGGTGGCACCGTTTTAAGACTCAGCCAAACCGACTGGGTATTGAGTGGCGTTAATGGCACCTTAACCGATGGTGGCGGCAGCACAAGCCCGGCAATCATGGGTATGGCGTGGGCGGCTCTGATGACATGGGCAAATAATCACGTTCATACCAATGGAAACGGCGGATCTAACACTGGTGCCGCCACCACAAAATTAACAGCGGAGATCGTAAACGAATGAGAACTTACGGCCGAGATTCGCTTGGAAACTGGGTTCAGGTAGAGACCGATGAATATGGCTATGATGATGCTGTATGGCTTACCACCCTGGCACAGTGCCTGCGCCTGTCACCACAGGAATCACCCTTCTATGCACAGTACGGAATTCCGGCCGTTGCCAGCGTAATTCAGCAGGTTCTACCGACCTATTATGTCAATAATTTGCAGTCACAATTTTCTAAATATTTTTCATCGCTGCAAATTGCGCTTTCTCAGGCTGATCCACCGATTTACACTATTAACGTAATAACCAATTCAGGTTCAGCGATCGTCTCTCGGGTGGAAATTTAATGGCCGACTTAACGGTAAGTTACAATGCAAATGGCCCAGAGCCAAAAACAAGTGATGAGTTGCGCACGGCTTTAGTGGACGAAGCGACAGCGCTTGCCCCAGGTCTGACTACGACGCTACCTGGTAGCCTGATTGAAGATATGGCCAGTACTGGAACTGGTGGCCTGATTAGCGTCGATCAGATGAGAATAGACACGCTTAATAGCGTAGGGCCAAACAGCGCAAACCTGGCGCTGCTGACTCTCCAGGCTCAGCAGTACGGAATCCCAGCCCAGAAGGGGGAAGGAACAACCACGGTTTCAGTAACCTTTACCGGTACACCGAATTACCTAATTCCCGCGGGTTTCCTCGTGAGTGATGGAACGTATCAGTACTCGATTAACGAGGCTGTATTGATCCCACCATCCGGAACAACAATCGCAGTTACCGCCTCCGGCACGCAGCCAGGAACCTGGGTTGTCTCGCCTAATACCGTGACAACGCTGATCACCAGCTTCCCTGACAATATTGTCTTGAGCGTAAACAACCTTACTGCCGGCGTCGCTGCTACAGCACCAGAAACTAATTATGAGTTCCGAGCTCGCGTATGGGATGCTGGCATGTTCACCGTTCAGGGCTACCCTGGAGCGCTGAGGACAGCGCTAACATCCGTTGCTAACGTCGATACGCGTCAGGTTTCTGTGGTGCAACGGACCGGTGGGTTTGTTGTGATGGCTGGCGGAGGTGACACATATCAACAGGCAATGGCAATCTATAAAGCTGGTGGTGATTTCACGCGCCTTCTTGGGTCAACGCTAAGCGTCACCGGTATCACCAATGCGAATCCAGGTGTTGTGAGTACCGATATAACCCATGGATTTAGTAATGGACAGATCATTAGGATCACTGGTGTTCAGGGAATGTCAGGCGTCAACAACACAAACCTCACGGTCACCGTGGTTGATGCGCACAGCTTTTCCATTGGTATAAATACTACCACTTCAGGAACATGGACAGGTGGAGGTGTTGTTACCCCGAATTTACGAAATGTTTCCCTACAGATCATGGACTGGCCAGACACATACACCATTAACTATGTGCAGCCATTGCAGCAACTGGTTCAGATTACGTTCAGATGGGCAACACAGAGCCTGGATTATCTCAGCAACGCACTGATCCTGTCTCTCATTCAGGAAGACGTGACCGCTTATGTAAACGGTATTTATGCTGGTCAGCCTCTGAACATAAACAAACTGAAAGATATTTTCTTGCAGTCAATGAACCCAACGGTCGATATGACTCTGTTCACTACGCTGAATGTTTCTGTTGTGGTAAACGGCGCGCTGGTTAACCCTGATTTGAACACAAACATAATTAGCGGCGATCCCTACAGTTATTGGTATATTCCCAGCAACGGCGTGATTGTGGCGGAGGCTTAACTATGCTGCCTAATCCAATGCAGGCTTATTTGTATACCGGTTATCAGGATGATGACAATGTAAGGGCTTTTTTTGATGCTTATAACAACATCATGCAGCAAATGTATGACTGGGTGCTTAACGTAAACCTTCCAATATTCATAGGGTCATACAATGGTGGTGATCAGTTGCACTGGCTTGTTCATGGCATTTACGGGCAGCTACCTCCGTCAATGGTGAACAGTAAAACTATCACTGCCGGGCCTTACAACACTATTTTATATAACCAACTTCCCTATAACGGATGGAAGAAAACCAACGAGAACACACAGATTGTCACCTCTGATGATGTATTCAAGCGAATTCTAACGTGGAACTTCTATAAGGGTGATGGGTTCAACTTTACGGTTCCATGGTTAAAAAGACGCGTCCGCCGATTCCTTGAGGGTTCGCTGGGAACCGACATTGCTAACGATCAGCAGTGGGGTGTTTCCGTAAAATTCACTGGCAATGGCGGGATAAATATTACGCTAGCGGTTAGTTCACAGACTGCCGGTTTTATCGATCTGACGTTCGCAGATCTCTTTAAATCGGCATTTGATAATAAACTGTTGCATATGCCTTTCTGGGCAAATGTCACAGTTACCCTGGAGCCATAAAAATGCAGCTATTAGCCGCCAACAATGCACAGACCGTACTTGCTGCGGGCATCAACGCATCAGCAACAGCAATCACTGTTTCAAGTGGAGCAGGAGTATTGTTTCCTGTGCCCGTTTCCGGGACAAGCCTTTTTAAATTAAGTTTAACCGATGCCGCTACGGAGAGCGTAAGAGAGATAGTACATGTTACTTCGGTATCTGGTGACGTATTTACCGTAGTAAGGGGGCAGGAGGGAACGTCAGCAAGATCATGGTCAGCTAACGACATAGCCGCAAATATGGTCACTGCTGGGACTTTGTCATTTTTCGCACAGTTGGATTCGCCCGTTTTCACGGGTGATCCTAAAGCTCCAACTGCGGCTGCGGGCGACAATGACACAACAATAGCCACCACTGCGTTTGTTACCACTGCGGTGCAGGGACTGGCACCTATCGCTTCACCGATTTTTACCGGTGACCCAAGAGCACCAACGCCGGCATCTGGTGATAATGATACCTCAATTGCGACCACTCAATTTGTAACGCGTGATTTTGCAAAGCTTAATGGTGATTCAAATGTAACTTTTTATGCGCAAAAGAGTGATACATCCACAGCTGTTGTAAATAATCAAAGGCTTGCCGATGCCTTAGCTCTGAAAGCCAACCTTGCAGGTAATGCAACACAAGGTTTTTCTGTTGCTGGCGGAACCAATCCAAATAGCGCGGTAGCTTATAATCAATTTATTACCGGTTCTAATGGGAATGGGGCTTATATTAGATTTCCTACCGGCGCTCAATGGTGCCGAACAAACATTACAGTTCCAGCGGGAGGGAATGCTACATGGAACTTTCCTTCAGGATTTGTTTCTCCACCAGCTGTTTTTATTACAAACATAAATGGTGATCAGGCGCTTTGGCCTACAGGCGTAGGATCCACAGGTACACAGATTTATAACTCCACAAGCCAGAACGCAAACGTAAACTTACTTGCTATATACTAAGGTGATGAGATGGAAGGAAATGTTAGATATTTTATTGAGCCAAATGAACTTAGCTACATAAACGCTATGTGGGTTGCTGTGACAGATGATGAAATTAAGCAGTGCTTAGATTTAAAAAGAATTGAAGTAACTGCTGATGTATACGCAACAATTGGGCCAGATAGTCAGTACATTGACGGTAAAGTTGTCCAGGGTGAGCCGCAAACTCCAGTGCTAACGCCTGATGCAGTAGCTTCTATACGCGATTCACGTATTGCTTACGCGACCACGAAAATTAGTATTCTTACAGATTCCACTGATCCTGATCTGGTTGATGAAGTTGACCAGGCCGATGTGGCGTTGCTGAAAAAGTGGAAACAGTACCGCATCGCTTTAACCAAGATCGATCTTAATAACCCTGCATGGCCAGAAATGCCAGAATGATGATGGGGCTTAGGCCCCATTTGCCATGCCTCGCTTTGTTGTTGACATAAATTGTTTTTATTTGTTTCCCCAGCCGTTATCATTCCTTATGTTTTCCGCATAGGAATGTTCCTATGTCAGTCAGTCATCAAAGGGTGATACTAATGCAGGAATCTATGGCATTAATAACGGGGCGTGCCAATGAGCACAACTGCAAGGGTGGGCACCATGTCAGATCCGAGTGATTTGGTCGTATACACTGGTTACTTCGGCACTGGTGGTCTGGCTATACTTCTTCTCACAAGAGTGTGGAAGCTAATTTTCTCCGACCGCGCTGAAATACAAATGATGCGTGAATTGCAGGAGGAGAACTCTAAGCTAAGAACCCGAATTGAGGTGACAGAGGCAGATAACAGATCTCTTGTTCAGGAAAAACTGACATACCAGGCTGACTTGCGAACCGCACTATCTAAAATTGATTTTCTTTCAGAGCAAATCGAGTCTCTTAAAATCGAGTTGCACAGCATACGGTCCTCTGTTGGGGGATCATCATGATTCCTACTCATGTAAAATACTCCATCCGTAGGGGATGGGCCATGCGTAGGATTTGGGTTCCCGCCCTGCTACTCATGGCATGCATGGTCGTCATTGGGTTTATTATGGGTAGCTCATCAGCCACCCAGCATTACAAAATATCACTTGATGAAAAAGAGTCTGCTTACAAAAAGGCAAGCGATGCCCGTAGAGTGGTTCTTGAACAGTGCCTGACCAATAATGATAAACTAACCGCAAGGCTTGCGGCGCTTGGAGATAAGACTGCCAGTGCGCTGGACAAGCTATCAACCGAGAAGAGGTAGTAATCATGGGTCAGATCATCGCGATACTCAATTTCGAGGAAGGGTATAAGGAAACACCCTACCTTGACACGTTGGGGTATCCAACCGTCGCCGGCGGCATCCGCATTGGGCCAAAAGGCGCGGAAATCAGTAATTACACGTTCACCGTTCCGCGCAATGTGGGTGATGTGTGGAAGCAAAGCATCCTCTCTGCCAAAATTTCACAAATGAGCAAGTATCCCGCCATTCTTTCGGCTCTTAAGCAGTGCAATTCTGCGCGCACGGATATTCTTCAAAGCATGGCATATCAGCTCGGCTGTGATGGCTTGGCGGGATTCAAACACACGCTAGCAATGATCGCCGCAGGTAATTTCTCTGGCGCCGCAGATGGAATGCTTAATAGCCTATGGGCTCGGCAAACGCCAGCGCGCGCAAAACGACATGCTGAAGTAATGCGTACCGGCACCTATGATGCATACAAGGGGCTGATATGATCATCATCAAATATCTCGCCCTTGTGCTTATCGCTATATTCATCCTACTGATGATCCGCAAATACACCTCCATTGAGTTCGTGTCTCATGCGAAGTTGCTGTTTAAAGCATGGTCAGTCTGGCTGGCTTCGGCCGGGTCACTTCTCAGCGCATGGGTTCAATCCTTCCCATCGACGGCTCTGGACGCCTGGAACTCTCTGCCACCAGATGTGAAGGGCTTGCTTCCTTCGAACTACCTGGGGATGATTGGCGCGTTCCTGGTGGCTATGGGTGTGATAGCTCAGTTTGTTCGACAGAAAAACCTCAACCAGCAGCGAAAGGAGATTGATCATGGAATTAATAACCAATCTTCTTAGTGGTGGATGGGGGTGGTTGGCAGGTGTGGGCCTGGCAATCGTAACTGTGGTAGCGACTTACTTTGGTGGGAAGAAGGTCGGAACAGTCCAAACCCAGGCGAAGGCGGATGTAACCGCTGCAAACAAAGACGCTGATCAGGTAAAAGCCTCAGCAGAAAAGCGAGTTGAGACCAATAAGGCGGTGAATAATGTGCATCAAAATGTTAGCAGCCTTAATGGCGATGATGTTGATCAGCGGTTGCGTGACCGGTGGACAAAAAACTGAGCCAGCTACCGTCACGATTGACACTGCGTGTGATTGGGTTGTTCCGATTTACGTCACAAGTAACGATGTGAATGTAATGAATACGAAAACAAAAGCGGCCATTCTGTCACACAACGAATCTTGGCAGAAAGTATGCGGGGGTTTAAATTGAAATTCCTCGAGTCGATCTGGCAGTTTCTAACAGAAAAGAAGGTTAAAACCGTGTCTGAACCATTAACCGATACCACCGCAGTGACCGAAGTAGCACCAGTAGATGCAACCGCGCCTGAAGATTCAGAGAAGGCATCGTTCTCTGAGGTTGATATCGTTCTAAGCAAACTAAAGGCGCTTCTCATTGCTGCCGATCATGACGTTGAAAGCACGTTTGATAAGTTTGCTGACCTCGCTAAAGCACTGGCTGCGCAATCATAATATGAGGGCGAGAAATCGCCCTTTCTTCAATTGCCGTCGAAACCATCCTCATCTGTACTGCCGCGGACTTGTGTCAGAGTGGCGCCTTCTGTATTGACGATCACCACATGGTTTATATCCACGTTCTCGCCTATCCACTTGATCAGCGGTGCAGCCGCAGCGCAGAAACTTTCATGTTCTTCTTTTGTCATAATCCACCATCCATTTTGTCGATGATTAAACTCAGCGGCCAGGGTATATGCATCTTCTTCTTGGCCTGCTTATAAAGCACTTCCTGTATCGTCTTCATGCGTTCGGACATGTCGATCATAATGCTTCGGCTCAGGCCGGCGCCTTCAATGGAGGCATCATTCTGTATCGTTCCCTCCCAGCCGTCGCCTTTCTTTTTCATGTCCACATGCAGCAGCTCCATGTGCTCGTTGTCTCCGTTCCATGTGGTGATGATCAGCCTGAATCGAACGGTCTCTTTGTAGAGGTTAAGCATGGCGATCACTTAGCCATTTTAATGGCGGTGTAAACAATGCGAATAAGAACCCGGCCGGTTGCGGATATCGTGGCGCGCTCCAACCAATCATCAATGCCCAGCTTATCAAGCAGCTTATCTTCAGGGCTGGAGAAGTTCTCATAAACCACATCAGTCAGCTGGGTCATGTTGAAATACTCCCACGAATCACCCGTTTCCTGGATTGGATCGGAGTTACCTTTTTGCCACATACTTTTTGATAGCGAAGGTATGTGATTAAACCGCGGGAGTTTAAAGCTTAGTTTCCCTGCTGATCACCTGGTTCGACGATCACGCCTGCGGGCTCTAAAACTTCCGGAGCGGGAACCTGAATTGCTGGTTCCGGTATCTTTACTGGCTGACTTGGTGGTGTGGGTTGCTTAGGTGGGAGTGCGGCGCATGCAGCGCGTCGTTTATCGTCGATGCGATCCTTTTCTTCCTCAAATTTATCATCAGGAAGGCCAGGCTCTTTGATGCCCTGGTAAACCTCAACGCAGCCGTCTTTAACCTTCATGACGGCCGGTTTTAGTTTCTCCCAGTGCTCCAGGAAGCCAAGGAGTGAGTAACCAGTGAGGAATAGAGCTTTCTTTGCGGTGCTGGCACCCTCATGGTCGAGAGCGGCTTTATGTTGCTTTACGGTATGGATAACCGGCAATCCTTCTGACATGCAATCCAGCGCGCCATTGCTGGCATCTGAAACACCTTCGATCACCTTGTAGACATTCATCTTTGCGCTCTCACCATGATGGGTATTGAGCACAATTTACGCAGATAGGAACATTCTTAGAAGCAGACTAATCTTAATGCCGATCACTTAAATTTGCTGCTTAGCTGTTCCGTGTACATCACCTTATTGCCTTCAAAAATGAAAATCTCATCAGACCTACTGCTTTGCGTGTAGTTCTTAATGGAGATGGTCAGATCGTTGGCACACTGATAAAAGTAGCCATTCCACTTATCGGCTGATCGTGTGTTCTGGCCCGGTGCAGACTTAATGAATTTGCATGGCAATACATCATCCGCCTCTGGCGTTCTGACCATCATTTTCTGGCTGTCTACCGTCAGCGACATCCGGCCATCTTTTGTAGTCAGTGTATTTGCTGACACCTGAAAGCACGCCACCGAAAGAAGCGACGCAATTACGAATTTAAGCATTTCATTCACCTATTTATTTGCGGCCAGATCGCGCGCTTTCTGTAGCTGGTGCGCGTTGGTCATGTTTTGTAAAAGCGTAGCCTGGGCGCTTGCCGGCAGGGCTTCGAATATTGCCAGTGCGACATTTCCCATGGTGCTGCTCATGTCAGTTCTGACTGAGTTTTCATCCCACCATGAAGCATTGCAGCTGTACGGATCTTTATTGCTTGCCATGTTATTTCCTTAGTAGCACGAAGCTGATAACGGCGATCAGGGTTAAAATCAGGGTTAAGTATGGCAGGTTTTCAGTTGCCATTATTCTGCCTCCGGCGCTGCTGTGAAATGCTCAACACCCATATCCCAAATGGCTTTGATGGTCGTCCAGCTAACTGGCACTTCTATGTGGATGCGCCCACTGCCGTCACACGTTTCACACTCTTCTTCACCAAAGCATTCAGGACAACTGACCGAGTACTCCTCTTTAAATTCACCAATGAGTGCTGATTTTGCACCATTAGCGGCGGTCAATTTACGCGGCACCTTCACCCACTCTGCACCACCTGTGGTACATATAGGCTCTATTGGTGCTGTGAGTGGGGCATCAGGTGACGCGCCAACCATATCCTTCCAAATGGAATACACGCCGCCATCAACTGCGCTTCCAGCTGCTAGCATGTCTTCATTTGGCTCATTAGGCACCGCCACCCAGCCATCAGGTAACTTGAAAGCCGGGCTTGCAGGTTGGGTGAGTGCGGTAACCGCTGACAGCACATCCTGAGAGTAGGCTACATTGTGCCACTTCAAACCTTCGGCCAATTTATTTAGGCGCTCAATCAGCGCCTGCTTCTGCTCGTCGTTCATCATTCTTTCACACTCCCACCTGCTGCGCGGATGGCTGCAATAACTTCATCGCATCTATAGAAGAAACCATCAAGCGGGTTATCTACCTGCATAACTGGCAACACAACCGGCTGCATCACCGGCACGGGCGGCGCGTGAGCAAAAATCGCATACACAGGACGGTTTAGAGCAACAGCGCCAGCTATCCTATGAAAACCGTCCCACACTACAAATCTGCCTTCATGAAACACCACAACCACAGGATTGACCGTTTCCCCGGACTTTATTTCAAGATAACTATCGGCGTTTCTCCCATCGTCTTCTAGGGCTTTTATTTCATCATCTAGCCACTGACCGGCTTCTGATGGTTTGAAAATATGATGGAACGATGATGG